TGTGTAGTCATACGCAATAACAGTGCCCACGAACAGGTATTCGTTATCACGGCTAAGCCTGACGCGGCGCATAGGTGCCAGGCCCGGCTCACTATTGGCAGGATCCCAATACGGGCTGTTGCTGTCATACGGGCCCAAAATGCCTGTGTTGTCCAGCATGGTAAACGTCATGCTGCCTGCCCCAAATTGATCGTCTGGTTTGCGGCGGCCGCGGCGGTACACGACCTGGGTGACGTTGCTGGTTATGTCAGCAAATTGGGTTGTAGGGCCCAGCAGGTAGATGGTGTTGTCCAAAACACCTTTTGTGGTGTCGTCCAGCCGAAAACTGCCTACGTCAAAACCTGTATCAAGCTCTAACAGGTAGTCACCTGATTGAACGACGGTGCTCATACCACGAGAATGTCAATCGGGCCGCTAGTGCGGTTGTATTGGATAAGTGCGTCAACGATGGTTTGGCCGAGGTCTGCCGGGGCTGTGACGGTGTTGACGGTCACGTTTATGGCTGGCTGTGCGTTGAGGAGCTCCAGGTCTGCCAGCCTGGCTGACTCGGTGCGTCCGTAGTCCTCTAGGTTGGGCAGCTGGTAAATAGGCAGGTCTAGTGCGCGCGGGTCAATCCCGAGGGCTGCACCGCCAGCGCGTGCACCGCCACCGCCGCCACCGCCGCCGCCAGTCATGTCCTCGGGCATCATGCCGCCACCCATGCTCGGCAAGCGCGGTGGGCTGGGCAAACGATCTGGTATGGCACCAATACGCATATCCCCGGCAGTGCCACCGCCAGACAAGTCAAACGGCATGGGGATGCGGCCAAGGTTGACGTCCGTTGGCAATAGCGGAATATCCCGAAACGGGTTCAGCAGGTTGTATGCCCTAATCATCGAATTGAGTAGGAAATTGATACCCTCAGCGGCTTTTTCAAATGCGCCAACAATCAGGTTGGCAAATTCAATGCCGCGGTTGGTCAGGTCTTTGAAAGCTAGGCCACCTTCGGCGCGCAGGTTTTGAAAGCTCTCGTAAAGCGCCCAGGCAATAAAGGTGACGGCTCCGAGCTTGGTGCCCAGGTTGCTCATGCCGATACCTGCCCCGGTGGCTGACCCGGCAAGCGCTTCATTGAGCCCCTTGGTGATCGCAGCCGTGATGTTGTAAAGCTTTAGCGCAGTGTTGGCAGCCAAAATAAACCCGGCCAACCCGGCAATAGCGCCGCCAGCAATAACCACAACGTCTGTGTTTTCCTCAATAAACCGCGAGAATTTGTCAATGTACGGCAGTAATCGCTCAATGATCGGGATTAGTGCGGCACCAATGTTTTCTTTGGTGTTGTCAATGGCGATGCTGACCCGCTGCATACGGCCCTCAAACGTTTCGGCCGCGGCAGCAGCTGACCCGCTGAAGGTGTCGGTCAGCACACTGACAATGCCCTCAAAATCTTTTGTTTTGACGAGCGCCTCATCCAACGGCACGCCCAACCGTTGCAAAGCAGTGGCTTGACCGTTAGAAGCTTTAGCCAGTGCAATGCTGACGCTTTCCAAGTCTCGGCCCGTGGCGGCACTGATATCCAAGGCAAGCTTCAGCAGCTGCTGGGATTGGGTCACGTCCCCGGTGGCGCGCACAAGGTTGCCCAACGCTGGCCTAAGGGCATCATCCGCGACCGCCGCGGCACGCTCGGTGGTGGCAATAAATTCCTCATTTGCGGCGATCATTTCGTCCGTTGCGCCAACCGAATTGCGCAACGTCTGAGCCAACAACGTTTGAGCTTTAGCGTCCTCAGCTGCAGCCTTGGTGGCTGCAAACGCCGCAACGCTCAAAGCACCTAGCGCGGCCGCGGCAGGCAGCGCAGCCTTGCGCAACGCAAACTGGGCTTTTTCGCCTACCGTCTCCAGCGATTTGAATTCGGACACAGCACGGCTAATGCCTTTGCCGTCAAACTCGCTGATAATGGGGATTGTTACAGCCATTAGGACAACAGCCTACGGGTGGTAGCTTCAGCCACTTTGTCGGCCACGCGCTCAATTTCGTTTTCAATTTCGTTGCTGCGACGTTCAAACGCTGGCCACATAAACCGTGACGCTGGCCCAAAACGCTCTTGCAATGCCGCGATCATGCGCTCACCGCGCGGCGTGGTACCGCCGCGTTTGCCGGACATATCTGCCACCGTGCCTGCCGGGCTTTTCATCACCACCGCCAGCACAGCCAACGAATTGCCGCGCTTGCGGGTGTTGACTTTGGCGGCGATGCTTTTTGACACCACCGAGGTGCTCCACGGGAATATTGCTCCGGCTTTCCAATTACGGCCGAAACCTGACAGCGGCGGCAACGCTGGCAGGTTGCCGCGTACCTCCGCAATAATCGGGGCAACGATCTGCTTGAAGTCTGACACAATTTCTTTGCGTAGCTCGGGCTCCATTTTGTTGAGCTCTCGCAAAGTTTCCTTGACCCCGGTAACGGTGACATGGGTGGTAGTGCTCATCGTGCTTTCCTTTGAGCTGCCTTTTTTGACAGCATCTGCACGGTGGCAAGATCCTGTAAACCAAACTCTATGTCATGCGGCCAAAAGCCTGTGGCGAGCAACAGCTCAGCTAGCTGCCTTCTGTAGCTGCCACTACCGTAGGGTTTACCCCGGCAGGCTCAACATTGATGAGCTCCTCCAGCCCGTCACGAAACTCAGGCCATGGCCTGTTTTCTTTGCCGAGCTTGGTTAGCTTGTGCCAAAACAGCCAGCCAAAATCATCCATTTGCTCTCGGCTGATAAGGTTTTTAGAGCTAGTGCCGTGCGCTTCCTCCCAGGCACAAATTGTGCCCAGGTTGGTAGTCACTGTGTCTGTAACGATCTGCCCTGAGGGCTGAGCGTACGCTGCCTTAATTGTCAGTTTCACGGAGTCACGTCTTCAACGAGTGCGCCGCCGCTGACGACGACCTCCACCTCGCTGAGCTCCCCCACGGTTGCGTTGACAACATCAAAGCTCTCAAAATACGCGCCCGTCAGCTGATATTCGGGATTGCTCGTGCTGATCGCGCCCGAGCTGCGACGGGCTGCCGCGTAGCAATTGGTGCCGACAAGGGCCGACAGCGCGTTCGCCATCGTGTCGTTTACCAACAGCGTCACCGTGAAAACGCAGTCGGTAAGACCGCCAACGCGGTAGTACCCGGTGTTGCCAAAACTGGTTGCGTCAAGCGCGTCACGCGACTTGGTAACAACGACGCTTTTCACCTGGTCGGTGTAATCGACAACCGAGCCAACGGCCGCGCCGATCTTGAAAACGCCTGAGGGAAGCAGTGTAGTCGGGTTCGCCATTGGTAAAGCTCCTTTGTCCTAGGGTGCTGCAGCCCAACCTTAGTCTAAGCGGCAGCCTGCACTTTAGTGACAATCACAAGCTCATACGCGGGGAATTCCGCACCGCCAACCTGCTGCACAATCGGCCTGGCAGATTTGAGGCCAATCTTGCCCTCACGTACCTTGTCGGCAATTTCTAGCAGCTTGGTCAAAGCATTTTTATTGCCAGGCCCAGTGCCAATAACGGTCACCATAAATTCCAGCTCAGCCACGTTATTGCTGTGCATAGTGATGGTCGGAGCTTGCACCAAAATGCCGGGAGGATTGATATTGCGCGGGTCATCGGCAATGGTCAACCCGGTGGCGGTGCCCAGGGCTGTCACCATGGCGTTGTAGCCATCGTTGAAAGCGTTGTCAGGCATTAGGCCACCTGAGGACGGTTGCAGCCCAACAGGCGCAAGATCTGACCAAACGAACCACCTACGGGTGCCCCGGTGGCCAGCGGGTCGAATGACGCAAACTGGTCAATTGATCCGGCTTCGCGGTAAAGAGCTCCGGCGTACATGACGGTGCCAAGCAGTACGTCAGCGCCAGGTACTGTGCTGAGGCTTGCGTCAAAATAGCCAGACTCTTGGCGGCGACGGTACGCAAACTGGTTAGCTGCGTTGACCGCAAACGTCGCCCGGTCATAGTCGGTGCTCGGGTTGGTGAACGTGATCCCAAGGTAATCCTCTAGGTTGGCCAGCGTTGTCCACGTGCACGTAAGCGTGTAGGTGGCGGTGCCTGTGGCGGCTTGGCGCACCACGTCAGCTGTGGTCAGGTTGAATTGCACCTGGTTGAGAATGATCGGCCCGTCAATGTCGTAAATGGGGTCACCCTGGTCACTG